AACCATAGCCATACCTCCACCTCCTATACCGTTATCACTGTTCGGCCGCTTATGCGGGATTGTCTGTTTATATTAGATACTACTTTTTCAGTTATAGTGTCTTCGCCGATTTTCACTATGACCGTCAAATTGCCATTGTCGATGTCCAATCCTTCCAACGATTGAGATATTGCGCCGCCGATGTGGTCCGCCATGCCGTGCGTGTCAAACTGTATGTTTTGCTCAATTGTTCCGGCTGTAGCGCTTATGGCTGAGGATACTTTGTGTATGTTGTCCTGTATGCCTGCTGCAAACATCTCCATCAGATTTGGCGTCCATTTATCAGCTTCAGCTCCTGGCCCTTTATTTGCTGGAGAACTAAATCCTAAAAAGTCTTTTATAGTATTCGCTACATTACTAACTGCATTTCTTACTCTTCCTATCATAGATTTTATCCCATCAACTATATTTCCAATTAGATTTCTGCCCCAGTTATAAGCATCTCCGATTAGATTATCTATCCAATCTTTAGCTATGCTAAATGGTTCTTTAATCGCATTTACTAGCTTATCTTTTGTATTAGAAATGCCTTGCCTTATTTCATCCCATTTATCTAAAATGTACTTCTTAATCTTATCCCATATCTGCTTTAAGCTAGTCCAGGATTGCTCAATTGGTTCTAGTATGTTTTTCTTTATACCTTCCCATATAGTTTTAGCTGTGTTTTTAATAGGATTCCATATTTTATCAATTAAAAATGTTTTTATATTGCCCCATATCTCAGATGTTTTATTTTTAATATTGTCCCATGTATTTCCGATAAAATCTTTAATGCTATTCCATGTATTGGTGACAGCCTCTTTTAAACTTGTCCAAGTATCAGATAGAAAGGTTTTGATATTGTTCCATATCTCAGATATTTTAGTACTTATGCTGTCCCACGTATCAGCAAAGAAGGTTTTTATAGCTGTCCATATTTCTTCACCACTTGTTTTAATATTGGTCCAGGTAGTACTTAGGAAAGAGGTTAAATTGCTCCATATTTCCTCTGCTTTTTTCTTAATTGCATCCCATGTTTTCTTTAAGAAGATAGTCAGTGTCTCAACAAGTCCTTGATGGTCTGTAATCCAATCGCTGATTGCAAATAGACCATCCCTGATACCCTCTAAAATCGCAATTATAACTCCACCGGTCCATTCTCCCAAGGGTTTCAGGAATTCTTCCCATAACCATTCCCCCAAGGGTGCTAAGACTTCAAGTACACTGTTCAGAACACTTATTGCCCCTGCCAAAACTTCTATAAACACCGGAACTAAGTCTTCAACAATCCATCCCGCAACCGGCAACAAAACATTCTCCCATAGCCATGCAAAAAGGTTGCCCAAGTTATTTATCAAGGGTTCTATTGCTACCAATAAAATATTTATGGCTTCAAGTAAGGGTCCAAAGTTTAGGTTTTTGGCCCATTCTGCAGTAGCCCCTGTAATTCTTTCAATTGTCCCTAGGATAGTGTTAAAAATATTAAACAGTCCCTGAATAATCTTTGTTCCAATTTCGTTTTGTTCCCATGCCTTCCTAAATGCGTTAGCTAAATTTCCTACGAAGATAAATATGTTTTGTATTATTTTCAATATGGTTTCCAACATTTTTTGACCTGTTCCGCCTGTCCAAACTTCCATCCAGCTTTTTGCTATTGAGCTTATTAATCCCTTTATACTTTCCAGTGCATATTTGGCCGCATCAATTACGTTTTGACCCTCAGCTTTCCAAGCCAATTTGAACGGTTCAAATAAGCCTGCCATCATTTCTTTGAACTTTTCAATCCCGGTCATGTCTACAGTGGCTAGGTCCGGCATCTCCATTTCAAACCCGCCGTCATCATCGTCTGCATCCGCCCCGGCATCACCGGCACCCGTCATTAACTGATTAATTTCATCGAAGGGTGCAAGTGCCCCCTTTGCGTCCTTACCTGCCTTCTTAGCCGATTTACCCATGCCTGCAATAGCTTGGTTCATCTTCTTGGCTGCACCAAAAGATTGTTGATATGCTTTACCAAACAGGGCATTTATAGCACTTGCTATATATGTCGTTACTGTAGCAACTGCCTGCATGAGTGCATTAAGTGCCGGAATTATATAGTCATATATGGGCTGAAATGCTACAAGCAGGTTGGTCCTTATAACATTTAGGGACCGGGCAAATTGGTCATTGGTCTTGAGGGCCGACCATAGGTACCGGGTCATATTCATAATACCTCTGGCCAACAACTGATAAACTATTAGTCTTCTGGCCAACATTCCCGTAACTCGCTTCATGGTATTTCCGAATCCTGATGTAGCATTGGTCGCCTTCCGGGTTTCCCTAGTAAACATCTTTTTTATTAGTGAGAATTTCAAGATTTGTTTCATTGCATTTTTAGCAAAATTAATCATTTTGTTGGTTTTTAAACTTGTCCTGTCGGTTTCGGTCCCAACCTGCCTTATTGCATCTGCGAGTTCTAGGCTTTTATTTTTCAAGGGTGACATTTTCATTTCCAGTTCTTCAACCCTTGTACTTAAATGCACGAAACTCTGATCTGCTTTTAATAACTGATCTAATGTTTCATCTTTTGTCAGTCCAGTCAGGGGTGGCATATCAGCATAATCCTGGATAATTGCATCCCTTTGTGCGTCAAGTTCAAACAGTTCTTTTTGTATCTTTTGTATTTCTTCCTGAGTTTTCTGATATTCTTTGTTCATCTTGTCTATACTTTTAGATACTTTATCGCTGGAGGCAGTACCAATATCTCCGATTTTTCTAAAACTATCACCTATTTTGCCTATAGTATCCTTTGCAAAATTACTTGTTTGTCCGACAGTTTTACTAATCATGTTTTTAAAAATATTATTAAAAGCACTCGATAGTTTGCTTAATTCTACATTCATTGACTTGGGATTGATTTTCACATCAAGGTATACTTTTCCCACACTTGTACCGTCTGCCATTTAATCACCGCCTTTTTTAGGCATAGAAAAAGCACCTACTATTTGGTAAGTGCTTTTGTTATTTACATATAGCTGTTTATTATTTTTCTTATTTTTTCTGGATCCGCCATGCCTTTGTAAATATATCCGCTCCCTGCTGTTGTGATTGTCACATCTCCATAGCCGAAAATCCTTCCAAACAAAGTCCGATCAACCCTTATGCTTTGGATATGCCTTATTGGACTGTTTTGTATATCCTTTCTAAGTATTCCTTTTTTCCCATAAACCATGTCTTGGTCAATCTCTATTTTGGTTGTTAGTATTTTCAGTACTTTTATTGGTGTTGTAATAACTCCAACAAATAATGCTATGGCCAAAACATCTGGAATAAGACTAAGCCAACTTAATTTAAAAACGTGTTTTTTCCCTATTGCCTTTATCCAAGCCACCCCCTCATATCATATTATTAATTTAATAATATCAAACACGATGTCGGGTTTCAATTTATTATTTCCCAAACGCCCTTTTCATTGCATCCTGGAACACCCTAATCTGTTTCCTCGCCTCGTCCTCATCCAGTATAGTAGTTCTATACATCCGATTTCGCCATTCGTTCCTTATTCTGTGCTGCTCCTTTGTAAAGTGTTTTAATGTGTCCCTGTCATTTTCAGACCGTATGCCAACCACTTTCCCAAGTGGGGTCTCCGGCATTATTCCCGATAACAATGTACTGAATTCACCCCATGACATTTCGGGTTCATTTCGTAACCGGATCCCGTACTGGGCGGTGAAGGAGGCTTCTATGAGCCCCCAGTCTTCATATAAATCAAACCATGCTTGATTACCTTGCCCATCACTATATATCCGCCGATTCACGAAATCGTTTCTCCGCTTCTTCGTACTCCTCTCCAGTTATTCCAGCTACTATTGCCATCATAATGGATTGATATGCCCCAATAGATAAATCCATCTCATCAATTTCCTTAGCAGCTTTTTCCCCTAGCAACAAGGATATCATTTTGTCTATAGATTCTATATCTTCTATATCTGTATTTTGTATTTCTTGATTCATTTTCAAGATAGTGTTTTTCCTATCATCTATTTCATATATTTTATCCTCTGCTAATTTTAACTTAGGTCTTTCATTAGTTAACTTAGCAGATATATCAATTATCTTACTCATTCTTAGCTACCTCCTTTGTCTCTATTCCCTCAACTATAGATCCCCAGGATGTAGAGTTTAGTTCTTTAAATCTTTCTTTTGATGTTTCAAATATAGATCCTTTTTCCCTGACCTTATTTGCTTTCACATCTTTAAATTTCATCAATGCTTTAACTTTCATTCTCTACACCTCCTATGGTATTGCTGGAACATAGGTTGGTTTGCCATCTGATTGTAGTTCTAACTCTAATCCAGATACATTCGTACTATCTCCACCAAATGGAGTAGTTACATTAACGATACAATCAAATTCAAGTCTATCGCCATCAGGAAATGCTATAGCAGCCTTAGAAGAACACCCTAATCCACTCTTCCATGCTAAGCCTGCAACATAATCATTGCCTGGGTCTCCTACATGCCTTTTGCCATTTAAGGCTATAGCAAAGCTTTTGCCAGTCATTAACCTTCTTATCCATCCCTCTGTATCCATTGGAGTCCACTCTTCAACATTACCATCAATAGTTGGAGAAAAAGTCTCCATATCCTTTATAGCAACCATGTCTTCCTCAGTACTTGCTCTGCCATTAATGCCAATTTCAAAACCTATATCAAATACTGGATATACTCCTAAATTAGCCATATTTTCACTACCTTTCATGTATTATTTCTAAATCGATTACATATTCATATATTCCTGAACCATCTACACCAAGCCAAACAGGTTCAGGGTCTCTCATATTAAATTGAATTATTCTTTTACCTGCTATCTCCACATTGGTTATCCCATGTAGGGTATCATATACCTCCTGTGCCTTCAATTCACTGTCCCTTACGTTCTTATTCCAGTGTACTAGTACCCTAATACCTTTACCTTTGTAACTGCTATTTTTAAGTCCCCCAATGGCCATGGGATTCGTAAAAGCATTACCATTGTAAATAACTATAGCCTTTTCATCTGTGGTCCTCAATCCCCCGGCAAACCAGCTAGGGCAATCTATTATGGTTTTTAACCAGTCTTTGAATTCACTTATTGTCATTTAATCACCCCACCTGATAGTTGTTTGAGAAATTTGCCATAGGTCTTTGATAACCAGTCCTTTTTAGGCCCGTGAATGAAGCTGTCCATCCACCTTCCTTGAGCATTAGGATTCTTGTCTTGTCTAAAATTATATTGTGGGTTGTAATATAATCTTCTAGCATAAGGAGTATTGTAACTTATAAACCCTCTATTACCTTCTGCTCCTGTAGCTGCTGATTCTTCAAGTGCGCCAGTCTCTTTAGGCACTACCTGCATGTTGTTTATTTCTGTTTTCATGGCTTCCATAGTCAGGGGTAGCGCCTTTCTGGCCGCATCCTCAATCTTCTTTATGGCCTGTGGATTTAGTTTTAACGTTGCTTTTATCTTCATCATTTACATCAAATCCAATTCTGTAGAATATACCGTTCCATCAGGATTGCGAAGTTTCCGGGACCTGTAAATAGTTCTTTTATTGTCCTTATTTCCGTCTATCACTACATAGCCTTTTATCAGCTTACCGGGGTATATGTCCCCCTTAAACAGTGCCTTGCCTGTCAATTCTACCACTTGCCTATGCTCGTTCAGTGTGGTCCTGGATTTTTCGCTAAAATTGCACTTGCCGTTAAAAATCAGTTTTTCTTGTATACCGTCCTCTTTGGGTATTTCCACACATACTTTAATGGGCGTAACCAGGCACCAATCCGGAAATGGAAGTTTCATAGCTAAAACCTCCTAACTGTCAGGCCGGTTTGTGCAAGGTAGTCCAAAGTTCTTTTGTCGGCTATAATTCCACCCGGCCCCCGATTCTCTTTTCCGAAGGATAGGCTCACATCGCCAATGCTGAATCCGTTTAAGGGACTGTCCAAATATTCTCCATAGCTGGATAAAAATTCAGCTTGATGACATACGGCCTTCTTAATCATTTCCTGCTGATATTCGGTGAGGTTTTCAAATCCCCTGTGCCTGATCCGGCCATAAGTCAATCTGTCTATCTGATCAGAGGCCTCTTCTAACAATCTTTCTATGTTTATCTGATTAAGAGTTCCGCTAAATTCACCGGTATAATATTCTAAATTCGCATAGGCCACAGTCCTCACTCCTTCCTAAAAAGAAAGAAGAGGACTATTTGCCCTCTCCCTTTGCTTTTTTATTCTCTTCCGGCTCTTTATCTACCTCTTT